ATGAAAAGAATCGAAGAAAAAGACTATACTCTAGATATCGTCGTCAAGATATCGAATTGGTCGTCGTCTAATTTTAAAACCAACCTATTTCGAATACCCAATGAACGAATCCATCATGATAATTTTATAAATGGCATATTACATGCTTTGACCGAAACCAAAGAGTCGTCTATATTTCCGCAAAGTAGTATTCATACCAACTCATTCGTCCCTGAATTGATACACTATTTTGATTATTATATTCAGCTGGCGAATCGGCGGGGGTGGCCTACGGAATTATTACCCGAAGAAAAATCAGAGCCCGAGATTATTATTACTGAACTACCTACCACAAATGAAAAGGAAAAGGAACAGGAAAAGGAAAAGGAAAAGGAAAAGGAACGGGAAAAAGAAAACGAATTGTCGGTTACCAATACCCCCTTACAAAATACGATTCAACTTACTATTACACCTGAGCAACAAATGTCAGATTATAGAGAGCGTCAAAAACAAAGGATGAAAGAAAAGAAGGATAAGGAGGAACAAGAAGCCCAAGAGAAAGAGCAGGCACGTCGGCAAGTGATACAAGAGCGTCATCATCAAGAAGACCTTGTTCAGCAACAATTATATGCCCAGCAGCAGCAACAAGCAGCGCAATTTGAAGAGAGGCAACGGCAATTACAACAACAGGAACTTCAAGAAAGACAGCGACAAATTCAATTACGTATATTACAACAACAACTTCAGAATATACAAAGACTTCAGCACCAATTCCGTGAGCATTTACGTCAGAAACATTTACAACAAAATCAAACGGTCGATCCGTCGAGTGAAGGAGAGTCCGCTCCCGAAAAACCGCTAGAATGCGCCGGCCCATTAGAAATCGACCCAGCAGCAGAGGGTTATGAAGTGATAGAGGGAAATGTAAATGTAGTTCGGTATATCGAAGAGGATAAGGAAGATCATATGGCCTTTCGTGTAGGAGACTCCTATTATTTGGCGAGTAAAAACCAAATCCGCAGCATGATTAATCAGGGCGAGAAAGGTAATTCGTTATTTTATGGCTGCTTATGTGAAATAGAAGATGATTGGACGCTGCCTACCACATGGGCGCTATTGGAACATACCGTGATAACAAACACCTTGTATTTCAATATACAACAGCTGGGATTACCTATCCGTTATTTGGACCTGAAAGACGTCATGAAAGTTCTCAACGGCACCGATAATTATTTTTTAATAGAAAAGCCGAAAGAAGAAATGGTATTCCCGTCCTTTGCCAGTGATGATATATTGAACCATGGTATAGGGTCCATGTCGGGTTCTCATTGTCAAGATGGACAGATGGATATTGTTTATATTATTAAGCGATATGCGTAGGCAGGGAAGGCCAGCTTGGCGATGGAATTAGAGTGTTGATTGGTCACTAATATGTTTAACTGTATATTGGTTAGTGGGTTCTCAATAATATAAAAATATAATGTATAATATATATACATCATGTCTTTACCTGACAACGAATCCTATAAAATCAAGGCGGGAAACTTCCAGTTTACTGTAAAAAAATCGGTGGCTTTGGCATATTCATCAGATAAACCAGTTAAACATTTATTGAGAGTGGGTGGTGAGGATATGTGTATGGAATATGTATATAACGATATTAATCCGTATAACGTGGTGTTACAATGGTTACATACCGCAGGACAAAAATGTGCTGACGGAGAAGTTACTATTCGAGGAGAAAATACTGTGTTATTAATTTATGCTTCAGTAAAGGCACTGCGTCAATATACACCCGTTAAATATATAGATTTTTTAGATAATTCGCATTTTTTATGTAAATTACCAAATAACTCTACTGTTAAAATATTTTTGAATCGGTATTATTTTGTTCTACATGGAAAAACATGGTATCATGCCAAATTTGGTGCTTATCCGATACCGGAGAATGATGCTTTGCGCTATGAATCATACATATCTAATTACGACAATCCTACTAAGAAACCCTCGGAATTTGATTTCATGAATGCCGACCTAAATAAATTGTTTTTACCGATATGGAATTCTACGAAAACATGGAGAGAATTTATGAATGAAATAAAAAAGTTTCCAAACATTTGCCAAAAAATGTTCCCGTGGTATCTCAGTGCCGCATCAATAATTATGGGTGGATCTCAGATGCCAGATAACTTACGTATCGACGTTGGTAAATTAAATATGAAAAATATTAAGGTAGAACGCGTTGAAAAACAAGCGGGCGGCCGAATTAGAATGAAAAATTATATATATGATTTATTTGTTGCGCCGGATTGTCCTATACCGCGTGAATGTAGAAAGCTGAAATACATATAGAAGGTTCTCAATAATGTCTATATTATATCTATTATATAACGCATATATAATGGATTCGCCGCCTTATACCATAAAGGCAGATAACCAAATATATACGGTTCAGAAATCTATATCGCAATATCCAGGTCAGCCAACATATGAATATCTGAAAATTGCCGATGGCCATAGATGTCTACAATATAGTTACGCTACGGATAATTCGGACGAGATTGAATTGTATTGGTTACATTTGGCCGGCGCAGGTGGAGAAATAAATATACAAGACGAAGCCGCGGTGTTATTATTTCGTGTGTCCGTTCAGGTATTACAATGTTATACTTCAGTATCCCATATCAAATTTTTAGAAAATAAGCATTTTTGGTGTGTTTTGCCCGATAAAACCACGGTTACTATTTCTTACAGACATTATTACTATTTTTTTCATCAGAGAAGTTGGTTCCATGATAAATTAGGGGCGTATCCTTATTGCCAAGAAGACGTGGCTTTATACGAGTCCTACGCCAAGAATTTCGACGACCCTGACATGAAACCTAAATATTTTGATTTCAGAAATGAAGACCTGAATCAAATATTCCGGCCCATATGGGACACATCGAAAACATGGAAGGAATTTATTCGTAAAATAGAAAAATTACCAAATATATGCCAAAAAGTATATCCCTGGTATCGAAACGCGATGAGTATATTGATGGGTCGTAGAACTATGCCCGATAGTTGGCTTGTCGACGTATCCAAGTTAAAAAATGAAAAACTTATTATAGAAAGAATGGGCAACGATATAAGTGGTTTTCCAAAAATGGAAGAATATGAATATGATTTGCCTATTTTCATTGATTATCCGTCGCCGGATGAGGCCAGAAGTTTGAAATATATGTAATATGGGTCGTATTATATATCCCCATATACTATACGACCCATGAGTTCTCATAACACTACCAAAAAGAAAAGAAAATTGATAATTCGAGAACTTATTGATAAACCCCAAACCATGTCACGGAGGAACGAAATCTATATAGATGTTTTGGAGAGATTATCCAAAGTTCTCTCAAAAAAGGGAGATTTTATACGTAGCCGGGCATATTCCAAGGCCCAAGAAACAGTCATGGGTATTGTCGACGATATTACCTCCCCCGACCAACTCAAAGGGAAGCCGAATATCGGCCCTACCATTCTAGAAAAGTTGAAAGAATACGATGACACCGGAACTCTAATTTTATTTGAACGAGAAAAAGAGAACCCGGAAAATATATTCAATGAAATTTACGGCGTCGGACCCAAAAAGGCCAAGGAACTCGTCGAAAAAGGCGTAAAAACCCTCGCCGAATTACGAGACCGTCAATCGGAACTATTGAACGAAACCCAGCGCGCCGGGTTGAAATATTACGAGGATATTTTAGAGCGCATTCCTAGGGAAGAAGTAGATGAATATAATGCCCTATTTAAAAAGGAGTTTGATATTGTTACGAATAAAACCGAAGACCAATACGAAATCGTGGGTAGTTATAGACGCGGCGCCCAGTCATCGGGGGATATAGATGTTATTATTACGTCTACCCAACAGGAAACGTTTTCCAAGTTCATAGATCAATTGAAGAGAACCGGTATTTTATTAGAGATATTATCATGTGGGAAAACCAAGTGTTTAGTTATTGCCAAATTACCCGATAAAGAAAAGGCGCGGCGAGTCGATTTTATGTATACGAGTCCAGAGGAGTTTCCCTTTGCCATCCTATACTTTACCGGGAGTAAGGCGTTTAATACGGTTATGCGCGGTGAGGCATTGAAACAGGGGTTGTCTTTGAATGAACATGGATTATATAAGAAACAGCCAGGTAAAGAAAAGGAAGATAAAGTTGCGCATAGGTTCTCTACGGAACAGGATATTTTCCAATATATGAAATTGGAATTTAAGGAACCGGTTGAGAGGGTCGATGGCAGGGCCGTGGTCAAACTCGCGGCGGGTCTAGGTCTAGGTGTAGGTGTAGGTCTAGATAAGCCCAAGGCTGTAGGGACGCCCAAGGCTGTAGGGACGCCCAAGGCTGTAAGTCCATTCAAGGAAATTTCAAAGGAACGTCTTTTACAAGAAGAAACGCGCAAAAAGAGAGAACCTACGGAGCCCAAAAAGCCCAGAAAAAAGAGGACACTTAAAATACGCGATAAATCACCGATTGTTATCCAAACTACTGTTTCATCCAAGACAGAAGATGAAATTCCCATAGTGCCAGTAATTCCAAAATCTGAAGTCACTGCGGCGATAATGCCGACCGTTCATAAATCCCCAGTTACGCAAATGAAACGCCGCGTCACCCTCAAAAAGAAGGACAAAGAAACAAATATAGAGGTAGTGGTATATACAGATAAGGCGCATATAGATAAGGCACATACAGATAAGGACGTGACGATGGCTACAAATGACGTTGCGCGACAAAATATCGAGAACTTTAAAAAGCAAGGCATCAGTGTGTTGGAAAAACTATCCGAAAAAGACATTGCGCAAATGATTACTGTATCCAACGATGCCTATTATAATACCCAGACCTCACTCATGTCTGATAACGAATACGATATTGTAAAAGAATACATGGAAAACAAATACCCCAAAAACGAGGTATTACAAGATATCGGCGCGCCCGTAGATAAAAACAAGGTGACCCTCCCCTACGAAATGGCATCTATGGATAAAATCAAACCCGATACGAATGCGCTTACTACATGGTCGAGTAAATATAAGGGCGGTTATGTATTATCGTGTAAATTAGACGGCGTATCTGGTATGTATTCGACGGAAGGCGAAGTCCCCAAATTATATACGCGCGGTAATGGAAAAGTGGGCCAAGACGTTACTCATCTGCTACGCGTATTGAACCTACCCGAAACGAAGGGTTATGTGGTGCGCGGTGAGTTTATCATTCCCAAGGCCGTTTTTGACGCCAAATATAAGGATAGGTTCGCCAACCCTCGTAATCTCGTATCGGGCATCGTAAATAGTAAAACCATGGATGATAAGACCAAAGACTTACATTTTGTCGCCTACGAAGTTATCAAACCCGGCTTGAAACCTAGCGAGCAAATGGCCAAATTGGCGGAATTGGGACACGAAGTTGTTCAAAACAAGTCCACAGATACGCTATCGAACGAGATGTTATCCGAAACATTGATGGATTGGCGAACGAATTATAAATACGAAATAGACGGCGTTATTGTAGCTGATGACCATGTCCATTCTAGAAAATCTGGCAATCCTGAGCATGCGTTTGCCTTTAAAATGGTTATTTCCGACCAAATTGCCGAAGCGAAGGTGGTGGATGTGATATGGACACCAAGTAAGGCGGGCTATTTGAAACCCCGTGTTCGCATTGAGCCGGTTCGATTAACCGGTGTTACTATTGAATACGCCACTGGATTTAACGGGGCGTTCATAGAGACGAATAAAATCGGTATTGGGGCAACCATACAAATTATACGTTCGGGCGATGTTATTCCCCATATTAAATCGGTAACTGTGCCGGCCGTGTCAGCCAAGATGCCCGATGTCCCATATCACTGGACAGATACGCATATAGATATTATTATGGACGACGCAGGAGAAGATGTAACGGTCCGAGAGAAAAATATTACAGAGTTCTTTAAAGGAATAGAGGTCGACGGTTTATCGAGCGGAAACGTAAACCGTATCATGAACGCGGGGTTTGATACGATACCGAAAATCCTACGTATGGAAAAGACGGATTTCGAGGGTGTGGAGGGGTTTAAAACGAAAATGATTGATAAGATATATGATGGCATTCATGATAAGGTCGCCAAGGCCACCCTATTAGATATTATGGCGGCGTCGAACCAATTTGGTAGAGGCATTGGCGAACGCAAGATTAAACCTATTATGGAAGCGTTCCCGAATATATTGATGAGCCCCGAGACGACCGAACAAAAGATAACGATGTTACGAGGCATTAAAGGAATAGGGCCGGAAAACGCCAAGTCGTTTGCCGAAAATATACCTGCGTTTTTGACCTTCTTGAGTGCGTGCGGACTGGATGATAAGTTAAAGAAGCCGACGGAAGTCCCGAAAAACGAACTTGTGGCCGTCGATACTGCGGACCCACTATACGGCAAGCGCATAGTTATGACCAAGGTTAGAGATGCGAAAATCATAGAAGAATTAAAGAAGCGGGGCGGTGTATTGGATGACTCGATTGGTAAAAATACGTTTATATTGATAGTGAAAACGAAGGATGATGTGTCGAATAAAACGAAGTATGCCACGGAGCACGGAATACCGATTATGACGCCGGCAGAGTTTACACAGCGTTACCTCTAATTCTACTGTTTCGCAAAAATTGAAGTAACTGCGGTTATATAATAAAGTATACAAAAAACTACACTTTATTATCAAAAATGGCATCATTTTCTTGCTCTGACAATATTCGCAAGGCAGAGAAGAAGCTACGTGAAATCGATAGATTAAAGAATAAGACCGATAGAACTAGTGAAGAAGATGAGAAAATAGAGAGAGAGACTTTCTATAGGCGCATTATAGACCCAACGTATAAAACCGAGGATGAGAAAGAACATGAACGGGTTACATTGGAAAAGTTACAGAAAGAAAGGGAAAACCTCAAACTGCGTCAATTCGAACGTCACCAAAAAAAGCAGAAGAAAAAGATAGAGAGAGAAGAGAGAGAAGAAAAGAAAAAACAAGAAGAAAAGAAAAAACAAAAAGAGAGTAAAAAACAAGAAGAAAAGAAAAAACAAGAAGAGAGTAAAAAACAAGAAGATAGTAAAAAACAAAAAGAGAGAGAATACTACCGCGAAACTATGGAAAGTATACCGGTGTCAAATATTATTATGGACTCTTTGGAAAAAGAATATATTATGACATTACAACAATATCATAATAATAACGATAAAACGTTTCGCAAGATGTCTATGAAGTATCATCCAGACAGGAATCGAGATAGAGTAAACTGGGCTGAAGAGAGGCAAAAACAACTACTTAATTTGCGTCATAAGTATGATGTTTGTTTTCATGCGTAAACAGGCAAAGCATCAATATCCATAACCACTTCGCCTGGCGCATTTGTCAAAAACTCACTAAAAATGGGCATTTCTAATTGAGCCTCGGGAGTATGTCGATGAACATTACGCGCTATCATCTTATATAATTTAAATCCAGGATAACGCTCATCGCCATTTTTTTTATACAACACATTCTTATCGGCATCATCCATACACCAATAATCAATGACCTTCTGTAAATCATCGTAGGATTTCGCTGGCATATCCTCATCTATGATAAAATCATAGATAGACGACCCTAATCTACATAAATCGAAACTATAATTGGGGTCTATGCGCGGCTTGTTGTCGTTCATATAAGGCTCACAGTTGTATTGAGTGGCTGCGTCGCCGCCTGGGGCGAAACTATCGCTACAAAAGGTATGTCCTTGGAACTTATATATGGAGCGGCCGAAATCGATGAGTTTAAATATCCTGCCATACGTAGGGACCTTGTATACTTGCCTATTGTATTTATAATATAGGAATTCTACGTCCGTGTTCACATACATAATATTATTCGTATGTAAATCATTATGTGTGAAATGGAAGCATTTTTGTAGCATAAGAAGGGTCATAATTACTTGCGTTAGTGCGGCGATGCCTTGTTCACATGTTAACTTATATTGAACGAATAGTTCGTCTAGTGTTCCGTCGCATTTTTCTAGACAGATGAGTTGGACGGGGAAGTCGTGAATATATACATTTTTTATGTCCTCGCT